AGCAGAAGCTTTAGTTTGTTATCTACCTGTAGGTTCTCAAAAAGCGGTTGAGTTTTATGCTGAAGCTTGTTTGAAGGCTAAGGTGGCAATGGTTAACTGTATGCCAGTTTTTATTGCCTCGGATAAAAAATGGGCAAATAAATTTAGGCAAGCAGGAGTACCAATAATTGGTGACGATATAAAAAGTCAAGTTGGTGCAACCATTGTTCATAGAGTTTTAAGCCGTTTATTTAACGATAGAGGTTGTGAAATAACAAGAACCTATCAATTGAATACTGGTGGAAATACTGACTTTCTAAATATGTTAGAGAAGTCAAGACTCAAATCTAAAAAGATTTCAAAAACAAATTCTGTACAATCACAATTGGATATACCTTTAGAAGATAAAAATATTCATATCGGTCCATCGGATTATGTTCCTTGGCAAAAAGATAATAAGGTTGCTTTTATACGAATCGAAGGTAAAGGTTTTGGTGGTTCACCTATAGAACTTGAAATGAGACTATCTGTGCAAGATTCACCAAATAGTGCAGGTGTAGTTATTGACGCCGTTAGGTGTGTAGCCCTTGCTAGAGAACGAGGATTAGGAGGTCCTATCAATAGTGCCTCGTCATATTATATGAAAACTCCTCCAAAGCAATATAGAGATAGTATAGCATATGAATTAACAAATGATTTTATTAAAGGAACAGATTTTAGGAGTATGTCCTAAAGTAAGATAATGTATAAATAATAACAGAGTTGTTTAATCCTTATGGGATTGAAAACTCATAATCCAATAGGAGAAAAAAATGTTAATAGAAACAAAAAATATAGCTCAAAAAGAATTTGAGCGTCCAATTCCCGACTTTTCAAATGTCGGAGTTTACATAGAAAAAAATCCAACCAAATTAAAATTATCAAAAATTCATATTGATGATAAAGAAGGCAACACCGCTCGTATGCATGGTACTAGCGAAAAAGATATTGAGAGTTTAAAACACTCTTTATCTAGTGGTTGGAATACAAGTGAATATCTACCATGTGTTTATAAAAATCCAGATAAGTCTAGTGACTATTCATATATTTTAGCATATGGTTATAATAGATGTATAGCTTTAGAAGAATTATATGGTGATAATTTTGAAATGTGGTTTGATATAGTTGATTGTTCAGATAGTGAATTATTAGATATAAGAACCATGGAAAATGAAGGTCTACCAAAAGTTATCAATAAAGAACTAGACATTGTTAAAACTATAATGGTAAAAATAGATAGACATGGTTTTCCTAAAGATAGTGATAAGATTAGAGACCATTTAAATAAACTTTGTCCTAATAGAAGACTTGAATCTATAGACAATATTATTAGACAAGTAGAAGAAAGAGCTAGTATACACAATGCTGTCTATGAATGGAATCCATCAAAAGCAAAAAGATGGTCTAAAGATGATTCGTCTATTAAATATAATTATGATGGTAAGGAAACCAATGGTGTACATACATTTATTTGTAAACAAGGTGGTGCTTATAGAACTTACCATAGAATGATAACCAAGTACCTTGAGACCGGTAACCCTTGTCAAGTTATATTTCATGTATCAAGACCTACACCCAAATCTCCAGTAAGTGAAAAAAGAAAAAGAACTTTAGAGGATTGGAATGAAGGAATTAATAGATTAAGCCAATTAGGTTGTAAAACCGATTGGATGAAAGCGGCTGGTTTCTTTCCACAAGTAGTTGGTAAAGACAATTGGTCAAAATTAGTACAAGTTAAATAAATAATGGATTGGGAGGGAGCATTGACTTCCTCCTGATTTTATGTTAAAGTAAGACTATATTATGGAAATAAAGAATATAAAATTTAAAATACGTGAAGGTGACATATCCGAATCAGGTGCTTGTAATTTTTCCAATGGTAAATGGGTTGATAGAACTACTGACTATTACTTTAAAGATAAGAAAGTAATTATATTCAGTTTACCAGGAGCTTTTACACCAACTTGTACATCACAACAACTTCCAGGTTATGACAACCTGTATACGAAATTCAAAGAACATGGCATAGATGAGGTTTATTGTATATCAGTAAATGATTCTTTTGTTATGAATGCATGGAAAACCAACGAACAAATCAAGAACATTAAAATGATACCAGATGGCAATGGCGAACTAACAAAGAGTTTAGATATGTTAGTTACCAAAGAGGCCATTGGTTTTGGTTACCGTTCATGGAGATATGCAGCTATTGTACACAATGGTGATATAATAAAAATGTTCGTTGAACCTGGTAAAGAATTTAATGATCCATCGGATCCTTATGGAGTATCTTCACCAGAAAATGTCTTGAAATATTTGGAGGCTTGACATTTTGAACAAATTGATATAGTATAGAAAATGCGGATGTCGTATAAAAGTATTATGATAGGTTTCCAACCTGTAGAACTTGGGGCAGTACCAAGTATCCGCTCCAAAAAGAAAAGTTAAATTATGAATAGGAGTGATTATAAAATGAACTTGTCCACAAACACAATAGCTTTGTTAAAAAATTTCTCTGATATAAATCAGAACATTTTAATTAAGCCAGGAAATAAGATACAAACTATTTCCAATATGAGAAATATTTTAGCAGAGGCTGAAATAAAAGAAAAATTTGATAGTGAATTTGCTATCTATGATTTACCACAATTTTTAAGATCATTGGATTTATTTAAAAGTCCTGAACTAACGTTTAATGGTGGTGCTTCAATGACTATCAGTGAAGCTAAAGAGGGAAGAAAATCAGTTAAGTATTTCTTCTCTGATAAATCTACGGTGTTTACACCTAATAAGATTAACATGCCAGATAAACATGTTACATTTCAATTAAAAAATGATGACTTAGCTGAACTACATAAAGGCGTTACAACTTTAAATTTACCAGATGTTGCTGTAATAGGCGATGGTAAAGATATTAAATTAGTGGCTACTGATAAGAAAAACAAGACTTCTAACGTAGTGTCTTCTGTAATCGGAAAATCAGATGTTAAGTTTACTGCTTACTTTAAATCAGAAAACTTTAAGATGATACCAGATGATTATGATGTAGCAATATCAAAAGCAAAAATATCTAGTTTCATTAGTAGAGCAAAAAACGTCCAATATTGGATTGCATTAGAACCTGACTCTGAATTTTAAGGAGTTGGTCAATGACAGATTTTTTGTGGGTAGAACAATACCGACCCAAAACAATAGATGAATGTATCTTATCAGAAGATACAAAGAATACCTTTTTAGAATTTCTATCTAAAAAAGAACTACCAAACATGTTATTAACTGGTACTGCCGGTACTGGTAAGACAACTGTTGCTCGTGCTTTATGTGAAGAATTAAACCTTGATTATATTATAGTCAATGGATCAGATGAAGGCCGTCAAATAGATACGTTAAGACATAAGATTAAAAACTTTGCAACAACTGTATCTTTCAATACAGAATCAAAACATAAAGTAGTCATAATTGACGAGGCAGATTATATGAATGCCGAATCGGTACAGCCTGCTTTAAGAAATTTCATAGAAAGTTTTTATAATAACTGTAGATTTATATTTACTTGTAACTATAAGAACAAAATCATACCAGCTTTACATAGTCGTTGTACTGTTATTGACTTCAAAGTTTCTAATGGTCAAAGAGGGAAAACTGCTGTTGCTTTTATGAAACGTCTGGAAAGTATCTTAAAAGAACAAGAAATTGAGTATGATAAAAAAATATTAGCTCAGTTAATTGAAAAACATTATCCAGATTTTAGAAGAACTATCAACGAACTTCAAAGATATTCTGTACGTGGTAAGATTGACAGTGGTATTCTATTCAATCTAAAAGAAACAGACTATAAAAATCTTATGGGTTACCTGAAGAAAAAAGAGTTTGATAGCATGAGGAAGTGGGTAATCCAACATTTAGATATGGACGCTACTGATCTATTCAGAGGTGTCTATGATGTTCTATATGAAAGTTTAGAACCTAAATCCGTACCTCAAGCGATATTAATAATTGCTGGCTACCAGTACAAGGCAGCTTTTGTGGCTGACCACGAAATTAATGTAATCGCCTGCCTAACAGAGATTATGGCCAATTGTAAATTCAAGTGATGAAAGGAAACATTTTACTAAATATGTTCAGAGAGGCAAATGCCTTTTAAATCAATGAAAGGAATTAAGAAAAGAAATGGCACGAAGAACATTATGGAGAATAATGATAGTAAAATTGAGAATGTGGTATGCAGATGTAAGAGGTCATCATGGACATAAATGGAATTATGAGCCAAGTGATAGTTACATGGGCAGAAAACAAAAGAGATAATGGCAGACATTAACAAATTAGTAAATGAAATAGGTAAATTAACTATGCAAGAAGCTGCTGATATGGCCAAAATAATGGAAGATCAGTGGGGAATACAAGCAAGTAATTTACAAGCAGCTGCTCCAATACCTGTTGCAGTTTTAGAAGAAAAGAATACAGCTACAGTTATATTAAAAAGTTTTGGTGAAAAGAAAATGGGTGTATTAAAAGTTGTTAAAGAAGTATTAGAATTAGGTTTAATGGAAGCAAAGAATTTTGTTGAAGATTTACCTAAAACGGTTGAAGAAAACCTTGAAATAGCACATGCTGAAGAATTAAAGAAGAAGTTAGAAGACGCTGGCGGAACAGTAGAACTTAAATAAAATTGATTCAAGGCACTAGTTTATATTATGTACGAATTAAAAGATTATTTAAAAGCTATAAACGAAACAAAAGTTAACCTTTTGAAGACCAGCGATATTGCCTGGATTAAAAAGTACCCTCCCTACATCATTAATAAGTGTTTATCCATGTTTTGGGATACACTTCCACATGCCAATGAAATGAATGGTTATCACTTCTTGGACAAAGACATACAATTTCAGTTTTTACTAAATAGTATCAGACCAAAGAAACGATTTGGAGGGAAGTGGATCAAACAAATTAAGTTGATTGACTTGGAATATGTAAAAGAGTATTATGGATACAGCAATGATAAAGCAAGACAAGCACTACAAATACTCTCAAAAGAACATATAGATAAAATTAAACAAGCCTTATACAAAGGTGGGAGAAAAAAATGAATGATGAAATAAAGTGGTCACAAGATCAGATGTTAGAGGTGACTCTAAATCAACCAGACGATTTCTTAAAAGTTAGAGAAACACTTACCAGAATAGGTGTTGCAAGTAGAAAAGATAAGACCCTTTTTCAATCTTGTCACATATTACACAAACAAGGAAAGTATTACATAGTACATTTTAAAGAACTTTTTGCTTTAGATGGAAAGAAGGCAACTCTAATTAATAATGATATACAACGTAGAAATACAATAGCAGTATTACTAGAAGACTGGAAATTAATCAATATATTAAACAAAGATACAGCAAAAGAAAACAAAGCACCATTATCACAGATTAAAGTATTACCATTTAAAGAGAAAAAAGAGTGGATATTATCCGCTAAATATAACATAGGTAAGAAAATAATTAAGGAAGACAAGCCTCTTCCGAAGGAAGAAAAACCTGATAATGCAGATACCAAAGTTTAGAGATTATATAACAGAGCAAAACCAAGGTCGTAAAGATAAACCGATTACGGTTGCTATACTTACTATAAATGATTCAGAGGATCCTCAAAAGGATTCAACTGTTGAACTTATAGAAAAGGCGTGTAAAAAACAAAAGACTAAATGCGTTATTGTTAATACTACATCTACTATAATCACAGCAAAAGACGAAGATAAGAACACCCTTACTGTCTATAATTACGATGGTAAGAATGGTGAACATACCTTTACAGGTAAAGATACCGTTGTTGTAACACGAGGTGGTGCAGTGGAGAACGAAGCTGGACTGTCTTTAATCTCTGCCTTTCAAAACTCACAATCATTTATGTTAAACACAAGAGCAGCTATGATGACTTGTGATAACAAATTAACGTCAGCTTTACTATTTGAAAAGTTTGGTATAGCTACACCAAGAACAGCATTTATATCTAACGAGAATAATATAAGAACTGGATTAGATATGATTGGTGATAAGTTTCCACTTATCTTAAAGACATTAACAGGTACACAAGGTATCGGAGTAATTAAAATTGAAAGTTATGAGGGTCTTGTTGCAACTGTACAAGCAATGTGGAAATTAGAATCTGAACTTTTAATACAAGAATTTATGCCTACAAAGTTTGATGTAAGAACTTTTTGTTTAGATAACAAAGTTATTGCAAGTACAAAACGAGTACATAGCTCATATGACTTTAGATCAAATACTCATAGAGGTGCCGAGGCACACCCTTATACTTTAAATGATGAAGAACATGAACTAATTTTAAAAGCTTCAAGAGCTTCAAAGGCATATATGGTAGGAGTTGACCATATAATACACAATAACAAACCATACATTTTAGAAATCAATGGTAGTCCAGGATCAGGTGCTGATTATCAAGGTTACCAATACAAGGATTATTATTCTGATCCAGAACCATCTGGTAGAATAGACGGTGAAAAAATGATGGAATATCTTGTAGATTATATTCAAGATAGAAGTCATTGGGATAGACAATCACTTATAGAATGTGGTTGGTTAGAAACTGTTGACGTTGCCGATGTAGATAAAGTTAGAGCTAAGTTTGATAGTGGTAACGGATCAAAAGCTTGTGCTTTACATGCCGATAAAATTATGTCAGATAAGAAAACTGTTAAATGGAAATATAACGGTAAAACTTATGAGAAACCTAAATTTGGTCAAAGTAAAATTTTTAGAGCAAATGCAAAAGATGAACCTTCTGAAATTAGACCTACAATATTATTAGATTTAACCTTTAATGGTTTTACCTATAAAGATGTAGAAGTAGGATTAGATAGTAGACCAAGATCAGGATCAGACTTATTAATTAATAGAGATTTAATGAGACAAATGAATGTTAGTGTTAACCCTAATAGAACGTTTGTATTAAGTAAAAGACTAAAAACGGTTGACAAAGAAGACAAGTAAAACATTGCCTTTTTATAGGTAATGTGTTATATTAAATAATACAATAGGAGTTATTATGCAAGAAGTGAAAATATTAAGACTATCTACAGGCGAAGATGTAATTGCCAAGGTAGGTGAGAACGACCAAGGTGTAAGTCTAAAAAATCCATTCGTGATTATACCTCAACAAAGAGGTCCAGGACAACCATTACAATTAATGATGTCATTGTACAATGCCTTTGGTAAAAAGGATACTGTCACTATAACAAAAGAGAAAATAGTTTTTATGACAGAACCTAAAGATGAGATAAGAAAATCTTACGAACAAAATACAAGCTCAATTATAACAAAGAATCAAAAGTTAATAACCGAAGCTTTGTGATAACAGTAAACTTTATTAGGACAAACAATGAAAAAGTCCAAGTAAAGGTGCCTGCTGGTTGGACTATAATGGAGGCAGCTAAAAAGGCAAGTTTACCAGAAATTCCTGCTACTTGTGGTGGTTCTTGTGCTTGTGCTACATGTCACATACATGTAAACAATGCCTGGATTGCCAAATTAGATCCCATAGATTATAATAGCAGTGAACAAGAATTATTAGAATATGAAGAAGGATATAAAAAAGGTATTAGCAGATTGAGTTGTCAAATATCATTAACAAAAGAACTTGATGGCATAACTTTACATTTACTTGATGATAAACTTTTATGATGTTAAAAAATATAATAAAAATAGACGCTGCTAATTTTGTGGCGCAAAGGCATTATTCAGCAGTTATGCCTAAACTAACAAAACATTATCTAGGTTGTTTTGATAATGATAAGTTAGTAGGTGTTATTACTTTTGGCTGGGGAACAAGACCTAAACATACAATACAAAAATTGTTTCCTAAATTAGATACTAAAGATTATTTTGAAATTGGTAAGATGTGTATGGACGATGAAATGCCTAGAAATTCAGAATCACAATTATTAAAACTATCTGTAAAATGGTTAAAAGAAAATACTTTAATTAAATATCTCTTTACATGGGCAGATGGTTTAGTAGGTAAACCTGGTTATGTATATCAAGCAGCTAACTTTTTATATGGTGGTTTTTCTATAACAGATACATATGTTTCAAAATCAGGTGAGAAAATACATCCAAGAACTATGCAAGGTAAACTACCAAACGAAGATGGCCTAAAGTATGGTCACAGGCCTAACGAAAAACAATTAAAAGAATTAGAATTAAGTAGAGTAAAGGGTAAACAGTTTAGATATATTTACCCTATGACAAAAAAAGATAGAAAAAAATTAAAAGAATCAACTGTAAAATGGACTACAAATTATCCAAAAGGTAGTGATTTAGTATGGCGAATAAAGAAACCAGGTGAAAAAGATTATTTAGAAACAAAGAAAATGCCATTTGACTTATCCAAAGATTATGAGTATAATAGGAAGAATGTTGAGTCGTATCAGAGAGGAACTTTAAGTGAATTTTTATAAATCAGTTATAGAACACAAAGGTAAACTTCTAGTTAGAGGTATACATGATGGCAAAGACTATAAAGAAAAGATAGACTTTGGTCCTACTCTATATTCTATCACAAAAAAAAATACAAAATTTAAAACTTTAGATAATCGCAATCTTAATCCTATTAAATTCAAAAACATTAATGACGCAAGAAGATTTAGACGAGACGTAGCAACCGATAATTCTCCTATTTACGGTTTAGAACGTTTTCATTATCAATATATTAATGACCAATTTCCTAAAAATATAAAATGGGAGAAAAAGTTTATTAAGATATTCACAATGGATATTGAGACTACAGTAACAGATGGTTTTCCAGATGTAGAAAACCCTACCGAAGAAATTATTTGTATCACTGTTAAAAATCAAACTAACAAACAGGTTATAACATGGGGAATTGGTGAATATAAAACAGATAGACTAGATGTTACCTATGTAAAATGTAAAACTGAACAACATTTAATAATGGAGTTTATGAAATTTTGGTTAAAGAATCATCCAGATGTTATTACAGGATGGAATACCAAGTTTTTTGATTTACCATATTTAATGAATAGGATTAAATTAATTGCAGGCGAAAAGGTTGCAACTAGAATGTCGCCATGGAATTTAATAGAAAAAAATGAAATTATAGTAAGAGGTAGACCTCAAACAACATATACTTTAAAGGGTATTGTGATGTTAGATTATCTTGATTGTTATAGATGGTTTATACCAACAAGACAAGAAAGTTATAAACTAGATTTTATTGGTGAGTTAGAACTAGGTAAAAAGAAACATGTAAATCCTTTTGAAACATTTAAAGATTTTTATGAAAAAGATTTCCAAAAGTTTATTGATTATAACATACAAGACGTTGAAATTGTTGACGCCTTGGAAGATAAACTTGGTTTAATTGAACTAGCATTAACTGTTGCATATGAATCTAAAGTAAACTATGATGATATATTTTCACAAGTAAGAGTGTGGGATACTTTAATTGCAAATCATTTATTGGCAAAAAATATATGTATACCACCAAGAGAAGAACATATTAAAGATACAAAATATGAAGGCGCTTATGTAAAAGACCCTAAAGTTGGTCAGCATAAGTGGGTAGTTTCTTTTGATATTAATTCACTATATCCACATATCATTATACAATATAATATTTCGCCAGAGAAAATAATAGGACAGGATCCTTCAGGTATTTCTGTAAATAAAATGTTAAAACGGAAAATA